CTTCTTGGTAGGTTACAACTTGCTTACGAAAACTTGCCGAAGTGGATGCAGCAAGGTATCATATCATGGAATAAAGGTTCACTAGAATTAGAAAATGGGTCCAAAATTTCAGCAAACTCTACTTCTTCATCTGCTGTCCGAGGCGGATCCTATAATGTCATCTTTCTTGACGAGTTCGCGTTCATCCCGAATCACATTGCTGATGACTTCTTTGCCTCTGTTTATCCTACTATTTCTTCTGGACAGAGCACAAAGGTAATTATTGTTTCTACCCCTCGTGGTATGAATCACTTTTTTCGTATGTGGCACGATGCGGAAAGAGGAAAAAATGAATATGTGCCGACAGATGTTCATTGGTCAGAAGTTCCTGGTAGAGATGATAAGTGGAAAGAACAAACTATTGCTAATACATCAGAGGCACAATTCCGTGTTGAGTTTGAGTGCTTAAGTGGAGATACTATGATAGAAATTTTAGATGAGAGTGGTATTCCCCAAAAAATTTCTATGGAAGATTTATATCAACGAATGTGAGTTTTTTGGTTTATAAATAATTAGAAAAATGTATTATATTTACTTCCTCAAAGACTTGAATGGAAATATAAAATATGTAGGACAAACGCAAAATTTAGATGCTAGAAAAAGAGAGCATAAAAGGAATAAACCACCACATACTTTTGAAATAAATGAGCAGATAGATATTTCGGAAAAAGCAAAAGAGGCAGAAATTTTTTACATAGAGAAATTTGATACTTTTAAGAATGGGTGGAATAAGTCTACTGGTGGAGAAGGATTTGATAATTATGAACGAAAAGGAATTGGCGGAGTAAAAAAAGGAACTGCTCCTTGGAATAAAGGAATTAAAAATTGTTTCTCTGAAGAAACCATAGAAAAAATGAGCAATTCTAGAAAAGGTAGAGTTTTTAGTAGAAAAATAAATGATGAGCAGATAAGAGAGATAAGAAAACTATATAATGAAAAACCAGACTTAAAAAATGTTGGTGTTGTTATGAAAAATGGTAAAAAATTATCATACATTCAGGCATTTTGTAAAGAATATGCCAAAGATTACAATTTAACCCCACAAGGAATAAAACGAATTATTTTAAAAGAGTGCTGGTCGAATGTTTAAACTTAATAAAAATATTACAGTAAAGACTCCAACTGGATTCAAATCTTTTTCTGGAATTCAAAAAGTATATAAACCTTTTTATCACTGGATAATATTTGATGATGGAACAGAAATAAAATGCTCTGATAACCATTCTTTTGGAGAGGAACAAATTAAAGCATCAATGCTTAAAGTTGATGATTTTTTGCATGGGAAAAAAGTAGTTTATAATGAAATTGTAGAAGAAGAAGTATACCTTTACGATTTACTTGATGTTGGAGAGGATAATTTATATTATTCAAATAATATAATATCACATAACTGTGAGTTTTTAGGATCGACTAATACTCTTATTAATGCATCTAAACTTAAGAACCTTGTATATGAAGCACCAATTAAAAGAAATGCCGGTCTAGACATATATGAGAACGCAAAACCAGAAAATAATTATCTGATTACTGTTGATGTTGCTCGCGGTTTGGGCAATGATTATTCTGCATTTATCGTGTTTGATATTACATCTTTTCCATACAGGGTAGTTGCCAAGTATAGAAACAATGAAATCAAACCAATGCTTTTTCCCAATATTATTCAAGAAGTCGGAAAAGCATATAATGATGCTTGGTTATTAATTGAGGTTAATGATATTGGTGATCAGGTTGCCAGTATTCTTCATTATGACTTAGAATATGATAACTTATTGATGGCATCGATGAGGGGTCGTGCTGGTCAGATTGTTGGCACTGGATTTAGTGGCAAAAAATCTCAACTTGGCGTCAGAATGACTGCAGCAGTTAAAAAGTTGGGTTGTTCTAATTTAAAGACATTTTTGGAAGATGATAAATTACTGACGGTTGATTACGAAATTATTAATGAGTTAACTACATTTTCTCAGAAACACAATTCTTTTGAGGCAGAAGAAGGTTGTAATGATGACCTTGCAATGTGTCTGGTTATTTTTTCTTGGCTAGTCGCACAAGACTATTTCAAGGAGATGACTGATAATGATATTCGTAAAAGAATATATGAAGAACAGAGAAATCAAATAGAACAAGATATGGCACCATTTGGATTCATATCTGATGGTTTAGATGAAAATAGTTTTACTGATAATCAGGGAGATAGGTGGTATGCCGATGAATATGGTGATAGAAGTTATATGTGGGATTATGGATAATGGATTTGGAAGATCAGTTTAAACTTGGACATTTACTTTTGCATGAAAGAATATGCAGAGTTTGTGGGGTTAAAAAGAACTTGGTTGATGGATTCTATAGAACTCGTAAAGATAGAGGTGCAGTTATGTCATCATATTCATATGAGTGTAAAGAATGTTCCACAAAAAGAATTAGAGATATGAGAAAGGGGATTATAAAAGTTATTGAATGGGAATATCCAGATTGGTAATGAACACGTCACAATTCCCCACTGTAAATAGGCAAAACAATAAATATTTTTAGAATAAATTTGGATTGCGAGGGGATTTAAGATGCCACTAAATTTAGCATCTCCTGGGATTGTAGTAAGAGAAGTAGACCTAACAGTTGGTAGAGTAGATCCAACTTCTGATAAAATTGGAGCTATCGTAGCACCATTTGCTCAGGGTCCCGTAGAACTTCCAACTATAGTTCAAAACGAGAACGATCTTTTAAACGTATTTGGTAAGCCATACGCTGCAAATAAGCACTATGAGCACTGGTTAACTGCATCATCTTTCTTAGCATACGGCGGATCGCTAAGAGTTGTAAGAGCAGATGATACTTCCATGAAAAATGGAATGGTTGGTAGTGCTTCTAGCGTAAAAATCAAGAGCAGAGAGCACTATGAGCAACTTGGATATGATGAGAATACAATTACTAATGTAACTGTTGCTGCCAAAGATCCTGGATCTTGGGGCAATGGATTAAGAGTTGGTATTATTGATGCAAAGGCAGACCAAGTTCTTGGTATCAATACTGCGGGTGTTAGTAATGAGTCTTTTGCCGAAAGTGTTGAGAGAGAAGTAACAACAATTGGAATCACTACAACAATATTTGAAAATGTAGATACTACCGGTATTTCTACTGGTATGGATCTTGAAAGAATAACAGGAGTTATTGGATCTGGAACAACAGTAGTTTCACTTAGTGCTATTGGTGCTGGAAGTACGGTTACAATTAGTCCAGCGACTGTTAATACTCAAATAATGGAAAACTTGGAAGTTGGATTTGGAACTTATTCCACAACATTCACTTCAGCAGCACTTGTGGTTGGTGCTGGTATTACTCAATCGGTTTCCGGAAGAGTTGCTATTCGTGCTGGAGAAACAAGTGAACTTGATGGATATCTAAAAGGTATTGTTACAGAGATTGGTGCTGGAACAGCAGGTGTTAAGGTTCTTTCCCATGTTTCTACCGCAGGAACAGAGACTGTAACGGATTACACTCCTGGTGGAATTTATGAGTTTAAGACAAATTCGACAGTTGCTATTCATACAAGTCAATCAGAAACTTCTTATGGTTCAACAGCAGTAACTTCAGCATCTGATTGGTTTGATGCTCAGACATTAGTTACCGGAACTGCAGTTGTTGGTGGAGCAACCACAGAAACTACCGTAAGTTGGAATCAAATTGCGGATAGACCATCAACAACTACATATGGTGATGCCAGAGGGGCAAGATTTGATGAAGTTCATGTTGTTGTCGTTGATGGTGATGGTAAAATCAGTGGAAATGCAGGAACAATTCTTGAGAAGCACTTAGGTCTTTCCAAAGCAAAGGATGCAGAATTCTCTGCCGGATCTCCTTCTTATTGGAGAAAGTATCTGAAGGATAATTCTTCTTATATCTTTGGTGGTTCGGAACCAAGTGGTGCTGTTACAACTGGATATAAATCTGGTGGTAGTGGATTCAATCCGGTTACAGATACAGGCTGGGACAAAAATGCTTCGGGCATTACATTTAATGGAGTTGGTGCTTTTAATTCCAAACTTTCCAAAGGTATTGATTACGGCGGTGCTACTGGAATAGGAACTACCGGTCTTGAGGCAAGTATTTCCAATCTTTCATCCGGTTATGGATTACTTGAGAATGGTGATACTTATGCCGTTGATTTCTTATTGATGGGTTCTGCCGGGTATACTAAAGAAAATGCTCAGGCACTTGCACAAAAAGTAATAGCAGTTGCAAATGTAAGAAAAGATGCTGTGGCATTTATTTCACCATATAGACAAGCATTTATTACTGATACTGCAGCAGGAACAGTTACTGTAGAAAATGATGAAACTATTACAAATAATGTTTTGAGTTTCTATGCTCCACTGACCTCTACATCTTATGCCGTATTTGATAGTGGATACAAATACATGTATGATAGATTTAATGATACCTTCCGCTATGTTCCACTGAACGGAGATATTGCCGGAACTTGTGCTCGTACAGATGCCAATGCGTTCCCATGGTTCTCTCCAGCAGGAACAGAAAGAGGAGCAATTCTCAATGCTGTTAAGTTGGCATACAATCCTTCTAAGGCACAAAGAGATCGTCTGTATTCGGCAAGAGTTAATCCAGTAATCTTCTCACCTGGTGCTGGTATTGTTCTGTTCGGTGATAAGACTGCTCTTGCCAAGTCATCGGCATTTGATCGTATTAATGTTCGTCGTCTCTTCATCTATCTTGAAGATGCAATTCAGGCAGCAGCAAGAGATCAACTCTTTGAGTTCAATGATGAAATCACTAGAACCAACTTTGTAAATATTGTCGAACCTTTCCTTCGTGATGTTCAGGCAAAGAGAGGTATTCAGGATTATGTCGTTATTTGTGATGAGACAAATAATACTGCCGCAGTTATAGATAATAATGAGTTTGTGGCAGACATCTACATTAAACCAGCAAGATCAATTAACTTCATTGGTCTTACTTTCGTTGCCACCAGAACTGGTGTTTCATTTGAAGAAGTAGTCGGTAACGTTTAATTAAAGAGGTTTAACAATTATGCCATCACGTAATCAACAAAACACCACTCCATTACGTACTATTAAAGATTTTAAAAGTAAGTTAATTGGTGGTGGTGCAAGACCCAATCTATTTGAAGTAGAATTGGCTTTCCCCGATGGTGAAGGGAGTCCAGTTTCTGTCAATGAAGTCGTAGAAAATGCAAGATTTCTCGTCAAGGCAGCAGCACTTCCTTCATCAACAATTGCTGCTATCGAAATTCCTTTTAGAGGAAGAATTCTAAAGATAGCAGGTGAACGAACATTCGAAACCTGGACCATTACTATCATGAACGATAGTACTTTTTCAATTCGTTCTGCATTTGAAAAATGGATGAATTATATTAATAAACTTGATGATGCTACAGGAGTAACAGATCCAGTACTTTATCAAAAAGATGCTGTGGTTAAACAACTCGATAGGGATGGAAGAGTTCTTAGAAAATATAAATTCTGGGACATTTTTCCAACCAATATTAGTTCAATTGATTTAAATTATGAGTCAAGAGATGCTATTGAAGAGTTTACTGTAGAAATGCAAGTTCATTATTGGGAAGCACTTAAGGGTGATGCTCCTCTTGCCGGTGGAGAAGATATAAGATAAATAAGTAAATAGCAGTTCAAGTAAAAT